CGTTTACGCGCGCGAACGCTAGCGCGCGCTCGCCGTCGCCGCTCTTGATCACGGTGTTCCAAGTCGCACCATCGCGCACGTGGTCTATCGTGCGCACGTCGCCTACAAAAAGCTGACCGATGCCCGTGCCTTCGTAGCCCGCCTGCAGCAGAAACTTTACGCCCTTTGTCTGCAGCGCCGCGCGCGTGTCAGCCGCAAGATTACTTACGGTGACCTCGCATGTGTTCGGTTCTTTGCCGCTGGTCTTTGTGACCTTGAACGCGACGCGCAAGCGCTCAATTTCCAGCACGTCGCTAGTCACCGTGCGAAAGTCTTCAGCCACGCGGCGCGCTATCGTGAGGCGCACTAAGCGCTTGAATAAGAGGTCGCTAGCCATCTGCTGCGGGCTCTAGCTGCGCTTCGTCGGGTTCGTAGTAAAGCAGCTGCACACGACTACCGAGGTCGCCTTTTTGCGCGACGTCATCCCACCCAGGATTTAGGCCCGAGTCTGATGTGTCTACGGCAATGAGCACGCCAGCTGGGCGCGCGCGGCTAGGCGTCCGGCGACCGAGCGGAAAAGATACGATGAGCTTGATCCCGTTCACCACGTCATCGCCGGACTCGCTCTGTATGTTCAGATACCAAGCGCGTTCGCGCGTGTTCCACTTAAATTCGAGAGTGAACACGACGCCTGATAAGACGGCCTGCAAGTCAAAGTGCGGAAGGTCAGAGCGCAGCGGGATATTTATCGGCACGTCGTCACGCTCCCGGTGTCAGCAGTTTAGACAAGCCCCGACCCGTGCTGTTATCGAGCGTCTTTAGGATCGACTTTTTGCTAGCGCTCGTGTCGGTCTTTGGCGCTTGCTTGCCGGTCTTGTTCTTCGGCTGCACTTTGGGATCGCGCGAGACTACTTTGCGCGTGAGCTTATTCTTAACCAAGATGACGCGCTGAAAGGATGCCGTGAATAACAGCGCGTCACCGGTCTTACTGTCGCGCGGCACCGACAGCGAAGTCAGGATCATGTCATCGTAAGTACGGATCTGCGTAACCACGGTGATCGGTGATCCCTTGTCTTTGAGCTCCACTAGCTTCGCATACGCAGTCTCAGCGTAGCCCGCCGCGCCCTGTCGCGAATCCTCTAGTGAGCTGCTGACAAAGGACACGCCGAACGCCTCGACTACCCGCGTGCGCTGCGTGACTATCGCGTCGATCGTGAGCCGGTCGGGCTTAGGCCGCGTATGGTCGGTGATGTTTGACCCTTGCTCGACAGGGTGCTCGGTCACCTCGACTTCGCCGCTGTGGACTTCGCGCAGCGCGGCGTCGAGTGCAATACTCTCGATCTTGGTCGGCTGCGTCGAAAACACTAGAGACGTTTCGGCCATGGCTACATCCCCAGCGCGGCTGCAGCTTGCTCAAGTTCGGTCTGCCGCGCTGCGTCTATCTGCGCGCGCACTTTGCCCGCTACGTCGGTCGCGTCCTGACCAGGCTGCTGATAGATCTTAAAGTCATTCGTGGTGTTCGAGCTGTACACGCCGCCCGCGCTGCGCGCTGCTGCAGCGCTCGCAGCTGGCGAAGCCGCCCCGCCACCTATCACCGCGCCCGGCCCGCTCGTACCTATATGCAGGAATGATTTAACGGAGTTAAACGCGCCCGTGATCCGGCCCGTGATCGAGTTGACCATGCTAGTGATCATCTCGTTAATCCACGCACCGAACGCCTGCCACGCCGCTTTGATCTCGGTGATCATCTGGTCCCAGATCTGCGGGAAGTGCGTCACCAGCGCGGCCAGCCCGCGAAGCGCAGTGAGCCACCACGGATCGGAGTCGCTGCCGCCGTTTATAAAATTCTCTAAGAACTCGGCCCACTTCGGCGCGAGCTCCGCGATCAACGTCTCGCCGCCCTGCAAGTAGGTGATCAGCTCGTCGAGTAGCAGAATCGCGATCGCTATCAGTGAAGCGATGGCGATAGGCCCCGCTGCAGCAGCTAACCACGCGGCGGTCGCCCGTGCCGCCGTGAGTAGAGAAACTGCGCCAAACCAGATGTATTGACCTATCAGCGTAGTGATCGCGCCGATATTGGCGACTATCGCGCCGAGCACCGCGCTAGTCATCACGACCGCGAATAACTTCCAGTTATCGATCACAAAGCCGAGCGTCTTATAGAGCGTGTTTAGGACGGCCACGAACGCGCGCCCAAGCACGGTCAAGACTTTGACCACCTTGTCTACGCGCTGCGCGATGATCTCGCGGTTTGCTTTGAGCCAGCCCATGAAGGCCAGCACTACCGCGTTTACCTGTGACAGCAGCGGGCCACCTATACTGTACCCCAGGCCCTGCGCCGCCATCTTGAGCCGGTCTAAGTTGTCGCCTAAGTCATCGCCAGCCGCGATCGTTTCCTTGTCGATGACGTAGCCCGCTTCGCGCGCTTCGTTTGCCAGATCCGCAAGTCCCTTCGCGCCGCTGTTGAGAGTCGGGATCAGCTTCGCGCCGCTCTTACCGAACAGATCCATAGCGAGCGCAGTCTTCTTTGGCCCGTCCGGCATCTTGGCGAACCGGTCGGCGACCTCACCGAATATCACATCGGCGCTCTTGAGCCCGCCCGACGTATCGCGCACCTTGATATGCAGCGCTGCGAACGTTTTTACGGCTTCTTGATTGCCTTGTTTAGCGTCGTACAGATGCTTGTTCAGCTTGCCAAGCGAGGTCGCGACGTCCTCTTGAGACGCGCCGTTAAGCCGCGCCGCATAGGTCAAGGTCTGCAGCGCTTCGGTGGTGACGCCGATAGCCTGCGACGTATCGTTAAGCTCGCCTGTAGTCTCTACAAGGTCGCCGACCAGGGCGGCTAGCCCCGTGCCAGCTGCGATCGCAAAGCCGCCTAGCGCGACGAGCCCCACCTTCAGGCCCTCGACGAGCACATCCGCTGCGGAAAAGCTCTTGTTATCGAGCTCGATCCCCAGCTTCGCTAGCAGCTCACGGACTACCACGGGCGATCCTCACTTTGTCTGGCGGGCGCGCTCTCGGGCGTCATGCTCAGCAGCGCGCACCGCGTCTAGCATCTCGTTAGCGTGTACCACGTCGATAAGCGCCCACGATCTTTCGATCTCTTCTAGCGTAGCGACTCGCTCCATAACGAGCCGCCACACCGGCCAGCCCGGCGCTAGGTGGTCGACGCCTCGGAGGGCGACTTGCTCTTGCGGTTTTTGCTGTGCTGCAGCTCTGTCGCGAACGCGCGCAGCACTTCGGAAAAATCCTGATAGTTGTGCCGCCACGCTGCAGCCACGAGCTTGATCAGGTCGAGCGTGCGCCCTCGAAACACGAGATCAAAAAGCCCGTAACCGTTTGTGCGCGTACGTGAGATCAACGGCTCTAGCTTATCGCCCTTGTCGTCACTGTGCAGCAGCTGCACTACGGCGAGAAGTTCAAGCGCGATCTCTTGAGTCTCGGCGGGCTTTAGCTGAGAGAACACCGCAGCCACACCATCGCCGAGCGTTTGCATGATCCCGGCGGTGTCTAGGTCTAGTAGCACTTCGACCGGGTTGATCTCGCCACCTTGTCCGAGCTTGGCGAGCACCGCTGAAAGCCCGCTGCCCGTGAGCTTAGCGATCGACGGTGCCAGCGAGGGCGCCAGTAGCTGCACTACTCGATTGAGCAAGTGCAGCGACTTGAGCGGCGAGAGCAGACCAACGCGGAAGACTAGCGCGCTCTCACCTTCGCCGATCACTACTTCGGTGACGTCATCTCTCACGTGGTACCCCCGCCGATAAACACGTTCATCTTAGCAGCAGCTAACTTCCAAACGCAGACCCCGGTTTCCTTGGCGCGCTCCATGTCCGGCCAGCTCTCGACCCACGCGCTCTGTGTGCTGCAGACCGTGGTACTGTTTAGATCTTTCATCTGAAACGGGAAGATCCCGCTCCCGTCGATCTCGTCTGCCTTCGCCAGCGCCGACAGCTGATCATTAGATGGTGAAGTCTGCATGATCGTGATCTCGATCGTGGCCGTCTTATCTTGACTCCGCGACCGCGCGACGTCGCCGCCCGCGCCTACTTGGGTCGTGAAGATAGGACTGCTGCGCGTGATCTTGATAAACGAGTCGGGACCATAGCCCGAGATCGTGAGCGACCCGCAAGTGATGACATTGCGCAGCGGGTCATACGTTTGGACATCGTTAGGCATGGCCGCTCCTTAAATGATGATCTCGCCCTGGATCGGGTCGAGCTTGTGAATCGCCCCGGCCAAGGTACAGCGGAACTTGATGTTGCGAAAGATTCGCGCGGCGCGGTCCGCCGGGGCCTGAGTCGCGACCTTCGGCACCGTGATTGTTACGCTACCGGCGACGATGCCGCCGACCTCGATCCCTTCGTCGAGCACCGCGCGCAGCGCCGCCTCGATCACCGCGACGCCCTCATCGGTGTAGGGGATCTTGTTCGCGTTGCTCAACGCAAGGAAGCAATCGGTTTGGATTCTAAGTTCCAACCAATCACGAAAGCGCACCGTGTCGATAAACTCGCCCGAGCTCGTGATTCCTTCGCTCGTGATATTTCGACCGGCGATCGCGTAGTAGATATTGCCGCGCTTCGCCTGCACGTTGTTCTGCTGCGTGGCGGTGAACGTGACCGGCGGCACACCAGCGAGCGTCTTAAACTTCCAAGTCTCTGACCCCGGGTCGAGTGGCAAGACCCGACCGAACCACGCGGCATCGGGGAAGTAGGCTGAGCTGCGGTGATAGACCGGCGCGGTGCGCGCATAGGCCAGCAAATACATATTTTTGATGGTATCGGTCGCACCGGTGAACGCGTCCGCTTCACACGGAGTATCAGTGACGCACGGGATGTAAAACTTCTTATTCGCTTCTACCCATGCGGCGGCGGCGGTCACTAGCGCCTTGCTGTTAAACAGCGTCACGAGCCCGTACCACGAGTCATCGACCAGCTTGATCTGTGCAAGGTCCGCCGCAACGCCGGGGTCTGCGTGGGTCTGCGCCACGCTGAGCAGAGTCGGCATCAGGTTCTCGACCGAGATCCAATTTCCCGCCGTGTTGCCTAGCAGCTGCACTATCAGCGAGCCAGCAAGGCCCGTGGTGCTGGCCGTGAAACCCGAGGGCGCGAGCGTAGTGATCGCAGCGGCTAGCCCGGTCGCGATCTCATCGTTGGTCGCGCTCGCGTCGCTTGTAAAAGTCGCCGTACCTGTGCCAACTTTGATTGAGTACGCGGTCAGATTCGCGACTGTCGAGATCGCGATCTCGTATTTCTGCGTCGGTTTGTTCAGCGCCTTACCGATGGCGACTCGCGCGGGCCGGGGCTCTTGCGAGAATATGGCCGCTGCAGCTGCGTACTCCACGGTACTAACCGCGAAGTCGGCGAGCACGCCATCCGGATCGGTATAGAACCGGATGCGCTCGGTGGGCCACGCCGCCGAGTGCGACAAGACCATCGGGATACCGAAGCCGGGAACGGATAGCCCGCCGGTCAACAGCGTGATGCTTACTCTAACGATGTCTGCAAGGCCCGCCATTGCTC